TTGTCCCCCGATAAGTGAAAACTTTTTACCCTACCCCTACCTTATTTGATAGAAAATAATATTTATTTTGATATAAATAAAAGAAACGACTAAAGGATTAATTAATCCCTCGACCGTCTCCGTTTGAATCTTTCGTGTTTCTTATTATGACAATCCAAACATAATGACTGTAAGTTATTATAGTCGAGCCTTAACTCCCAACCGTCCGGAGTCTGTATCGGTTTGATATGATCGACCTCGCTCGCTATCTTGCCACACTTAACACATTTATATTTATCGTCTTGTAATCTCTTACGAGATAAGATCCTCCACTCGGAGGAGTTATAGAATCTCCCATACTTCGGATCCCTGGTCTTATTGTATCTCCTATTACTCTCTAGGTTATACTCTCTACGCCTGGCCTCTCTCTCCTCTTGTACAATAGGTCCACATACTGAGCAATAAGCCGAGCCGTACGATATGAGTACCCCACAACGATTACACGCTTTTAATAACATACTACCAACCTCCCAGGCTAACCCCTCGATAGCAAATAAAAAGAGACCTAATAGAATAGGTCCCTTAATATTCGCTATGCATAGGAGGCTCAATAATGAAAGTAGCGCTCCCTAAAGATTGCTACGTTATCATATTAACTCTAAAGTCCGGATAATGTAATGACATCTTAGTGACATATTACCGACATTAAAGTGACATTGATTTAATAGCCTCCGAGTATAACCTTACTGTATGTCTTATTGTATAACCGCTCTCCTCGGCGATCGTACTCAGATCCTTACAATCAATAAAGAAAGATTCCAATACCTCGGCGTGTCGAGTATCTTCTAACTCGTCGATCTTACTTAGTATCTCACTCTTTAATTTTTTACCCTTTTTCTCGAGACGGTTTATACGGTCCTTTATCTCCTCTTTCTCTGCTACGAGATCCTCCTTAGTAATCGGAGTACCGCCTCGAGGCATATCGGAAAAACCCGGAGATTTTATTCCATAGATACGCGCGTCCAGGTTTACGATCTTATTTTTAAGTCGATCGATAAGAGCGAGATTCTTTTTATAGCGTTTTAAAAATTGCTTTTTAAGGTCCGTCTCCTGGATCTCTAAATCCGTCATTTTATACCTCCGATTCTTAAGGTATAACAAAATAACAAAAAAATTCGCAACTCCTTATATATTTTTATTTTTACTATTATCTATATAATTATATATACTATTATAATATTTTCTTAAGAATAGAGAAAAAATATATAATTATGTTATATAACAGTAAAAAACCTCGTATTTATGCGGGTTTGAGCCATAACAAAAACCATAACAAAAACTTTTTTAGAGCCGTTTTTTTGTTATATTTTTGTAGTTTTTGTTATGCTAGAAAAATTTAAAAGAGAAAATAATTTTTCGAGTTTTTGTTAAATACCTCGTTTTTGTTATGTTTTTGTTATACGTTTTGTTATGTTCTATATCTTCAATTTCGCCCTACTTACCGCCATGTTATATCTTTTATTATCGCTAATAAATTCGGACGTATAATAAACTCTTAAACACTTCGGACATTTTCTCCGGCGATACACTCCGTTATTATCGGAGCGAGTATCCGCTACGCCTAATTTCGATCCACATTTAAGACAAATCATAATCCGCCTCTTTCGTCGAGTCGTTCTTGTTCCTCCCGGACGTTTTCGATAGCGTCACAAATAAAACAAATAAACAAACCGATCGCGATCCCTACGATACCGCTCATTAATAACATGATCATAGTTAGCCTCCATTCTCGACCATTGAATCGATCATAGTACCGAAATATTCTTTTGCTTTTTCGGAGTTGAGATATACATAAAACGTTTTTAATCCGTCGGTACCTTTACCGTCTTTCTCGGAACTGATTACGACGAGAGTATCCTCTCCCTCATGGAAATATAATGTTTCATGTCCTCGCAATTCTTTACCGATTTTTCCGCTACCGTCCTCGATTGTATACGAAAAAGTAAACCAATTACCGTCCATTTCGTACGATGTAATCGGATAAATTCTCGTATAGGATCCGCCGAGGTTGTTAGGAGTACCACAACCGCATAATAACCAAACGACGTATAACCAACAAACAAATATTAACAATATCCATAAAACCTTTTTAATAATAAAACTTAATATTTTCTTTAACATATCTCCTCCTTATTCGTAGATAATAGTATCGGAGTATTCGCCTATAAAAACGATTCCCTCTCTAGGTACTGTTACTTTATGATCTTGTTTATGTACAATAAACATTTCGGTATCGTGTTTATATTCCACGTCAATAACTCCGGGAATAATCACTCTCTCGAGTCCTTTGTTTGTATTTACCATGATTAATAAATCGAACATATCTCCTCCTATTTCATTCCAAACTTTGATTTAATACACTGTATACGGTACAATCGATACGCCTCTTTGAAAGTTATCTCTTTATCGTTATGATAAAATTTAAAGCAACTCGCCCGGTACTTCCTGGGACTATTCTTTAATTTAAAATGTCCGTCGGACCATACTTTCTCTATCTCGTACGGATAACCGGGCGTAATATCGACATAACCGTCATTTCTCATAATTGCGATCATATTAAGCCTCCTATATCTTTAATACAAAATACCGCTTTCCGTCGGCTTTCTGTCTCGGTTTATCCTCAAACTCATATTTATAAATAACCTCTTTATAAAAGGTCTTTTTACCGGTAATATTCGCCGACTTGATTCCGGAGAGTTTACACCAATCCGTAAAATCTGAATATAACTTATCGGTCGAGTTATCGAGGAAATACTTGATATTAAGATCCTTATCCTCAATCCAGGATAAAGTATTACTATTATCTGCCTTGTACGCCTCGAGAGCCTCTCTAACGCTATCCGGCTCCGTAAACTTGCCTTTCTTAATTAATCGCTCCGCTCCCCGAATACCGATATTTAAAAGGTACGATAACGCGATATCGGTCGTTATTTTATCCTCGATTAATGGATCATAATCCGGATCCTCTACGCTAAACTTAGCGTTAAACGGTACGAATAACCAACGGCGATAAAATCCGTCTGATTTATCGAACGATCTCGGGATATTATTCGCGCTATAAATATGCGTCGCGTAAGGCTCTATCGTAAAAGGTCTCTCTCCTTTTCTCTCTACCTGGATAGAGTTACCGGCGAATAACTTTTTAAGAGTACCGGTATCCTTAATCGTTACGTTATCGATATCGTCTCCGATGTTAGCGAGTCGGTTTTCCAATTCCGCGACGTTAAACCGGTCGGTCACTTTCTCGAGCGCGATACTCGAATAATTCCGCGATCCTATAAATCTCTTAATTAAATTAAGGATCGTACTCTTTCCGTTGGATCCGGCTCCGTATAACATAAAGGCTTTTTGGTACCGGTTATGTTTTAATAAACACGCTCCGATCATTTCCTCGAATAGATTAATAACCTCTCTATCCCCTACAAATACTCGGTTTAACATCTTGTCGAGATCCGAGCAATACGCGGACGGATCGTAAGTAACCGGGATACGGTCGAACTCGATCGCCTCCGGAGTAAACTCGAGACACTTACCGGAGCGGATATCGTAACGCGTGTTTTTTAAATTGATAACGTACGGATTAACCTTAATCTCTCCGGCGTTAACATGAGTCTTTATTCTTATGTAAGAAAGTACCTCGGATCTCTGATTTTGCTTGATACCCGGATATAACTCGATCATTTTACGCTCGATAATTCGCTCGTCTTGTTGGTAATATCCGTCCTCATATACATAGAGTTGACCGTTTACCGTTATTATGTTATAGGCGTTAATTAATTCGTCTCCAAATTCATTATGAGAGAATCCGACTTTTTTCTCCTCGGCTTTCGCGATCTGTTCCGCGATTACGTCGTCCGGTTTAAAAGCCTCGTCTCGACATATCGTACCGATCTCGAAATCGTCGAGCGGATCCGCGAAAACGTAATCGTTAATTACCTGGATCGTCTCCTTAATCTCCTCCCTAGAAAATCCTTTTGTTTGGAGATATACGATATAATTAAATAACTCCTGGTTTCGACCGGAGCCGTCTCCCATTCCCTTAAACGAGAATTTATTCGACGGAGCCGAGATCGGCGTTAACCATTTCGGGACCTCCTGGATATCGGAGGCTTTAATATTCCGGATCCATTCTCGAGGCGCGCCGTCTTGTTTGATCTTAACGTACGCGTTACGTCCTCCGGCTTTACGGTCCGAATAGATACCAACCGCGAGGCGATTCTTTATAAAATTCTTAGGT